CGGGCATTACCGCCCATTCTCATCCTTAGGGAACGAGAACCCTACGGCGTTTGATGCAGGAAGCGCCGTGCTTCGCAGAATGCGACAAGTGGTCCTCTTGCAAACTAATAGGAACCAAAGGATTCCTATCCCTCGATTTCTCGAGGAGCAAGAGGCACTTGAGCTGGGCTGAATACCCATCAATCGAATCTCTATTAGAGATTGGCTGAGCAACAAATGCCCTTACATAAGGACATTGATGGTCAGAACTCCAACCACTAATCGTGAGATTCTTTTGGAAGGATTTCCAGCCTAAGGCCGCACTATCGTCACTGGTAATTGGGAGTTTCCCAATGGCTCGCTCTACTACATTCTTCATGTAGTTAGCAGTTAGCCAGAAACCGGACTCGTAAAACGAGTTTGAGGTTTCGATCCAGCTAATGATAGCACCTGCATTCTGCCTGTCTGCAGGAGGCAATGTCCTCACATAGGTCGGTGTTACCACCACACCATTGTAGGCATCGCAACCGCAAGATTCTCTGAACTGTCCGGTCCAGAAACTCTTAGCGGTATTTACTTTACACCCAAAAGTGTGAAGTACCTGCATGACAGCTTCCGTTGCATATACAGGAATGATAATATCATCCCCGTATATGTACACTGAGCGACTATACATATGTATAGAATCCTCAGTGACTGGACGTCCTTGTCTCACATGTAGAGCCGTAAGTACAACCGTGAGGAAGTACATAGACTCTATAGGGAAACAAGTAGCAGAACCCATAGACGCAAACTTCTTAAGGTGAATTACTTCACCCGTCGGAAGTTCGGCCCGTCGACTACGACATGCTTCAAGAGCGTACCTGAGAACAGGTACGTCCTTTAGCATTCGCTGAACGAGTTCCAAAGGAACTCGATCAGAGGCAGCAGAAAGATCAAGCGTAGCTTGATCCTGCGTCTTAGACGACGACAGAGCCAGAGATTGATTTACAGTTTGATCAGTGAAATTCACATGACCAGCTGTAAACCTACTTCTCTCAATCCTCTTAACGAGGTATAAGAGAAGTGCCTGTTGTGCATACTGCATGCAAACAGGCTCAATGGCAATGATACGGGGACCTTTAAGCGTCTTAGGAACGAGAGTAACCCGGACAGGTTTCTCTTGATCCTCAGGTATGAGATCAATAGAATCTAAACCTTCCTTTGGATCTAGCATATGTTCAGCAGAGCTGAATATATGTAAGTCCATTGGGAAGTAAGGTTCTAATCTCTCATACCAGACCTTATGAGCGTATTTCTGGTTACCAGAAACGCGTTCACAAGTAGCGCCGGGACCGTGCTTTGGAAGCAGACAGAACATGGCATCTTCAATGTCATGAAAAGTCCTATTCCAAAGGATACTACTGATTTCTTCAAAAACTTGAAGAAGATCAGCTGACGGAGCGACGTGCTTAAAGGATTGCTCAATCTTGATAAAATCCCAAACTGCCTTTTCATTCCTTTTGGGATGACACGGCAGCGATACCTTCTTAGCAAACAGGCAAATTTGCCTGATGCTAAGAATGGCATCAATCGAGGGATCATCAAGAAGACGTCCAGAGCCAGAGTCGAAGACGAGCTTAGTGAAACCCTTCAACAATGAAGGGAGACACTGAGTTTTTCCACTTCCGTGGAGAAACTCTGAAGTTACTTGTCTTTCCGCCAAACTTCTTTCAAAGTTTGCGCAAAAGGCAGGCAAGGTAATCGTTAAGAACGATATACCCTCGTGCTTCAACCGAGATTTGATAGTAATCAAATCTCGATCTACACTGGCGTTGTCAACAGCGCACCTGGCTGCTGCATCCATAAGGATGCATGCAACCAAACCAGATAAAGGACCATTTGCATGGCTTTTCATAGTACCTTCCTAGTAGAAGGACACTAGTCCAGCTATGCTCAGGGATGGGCAGCTCCAAGCTGTTATCCATCCCGGATCCTTAGTCTAGCGCGGTCGAACTCTAAACAGGGCACCGAACATTTGGCCGAACACAAAAGTGATCAGCAAAATGAAACCGGCGTCCATGTCAACTCTCCCCGGCACAGACCTTGGCCACATTGGCCGGACTGAGCCAGGCAATGAGAGCTGCCACAAGGTAGCCAAGCTCAGCATCGGTGAACCCAGTGATGGGCTCATCGATGACGACGTAAACACCTGCCGTCTGGTAGGCGTTGGTCGCAGTGAGCGGATCCGCAGCGATCTTCTTCTGATCGAAACGGACCATACGACGAGTTCTTTTCGAAGTCTCCTGATGGGAGATCTTGAACTGGAACTCGCCAGTTGCTTCCTTGTAGGTCGAAGTCAAGTCACCCGAGCTTACGCGCGGGCAAGACTTGGCAACAGAGTTGACAGTGAGAGACTGAGGATCTGTGAACATAACTGGTCCTTCTGGTTACAAAAGGTTAGACGTGGAATAATCCACGCGTTATCTTAGCTGGGAAAGAAACGACTGGTCGAAGACCGAGTCATTCCTAAAGCAGCCAAGATAGCCAGTCTCCTTCCACTCAAAGAGTCGAAGGAGACGTCGAAACCATAAGGCGATGCAGATACGCGCGCTTTCGAGTGATACTGAACTTCAGTTTCACAAGAAAACGTACTGCCATCACTGAAAGCAGCGATGCCAGAATGGGTCACGACTTTTACATCGTGAGCCATCACGTATGCATACTTAGCCGTGAGATTGTCGGCCCATCCGTTATCAAGGGAGGCAAGATTGTCTCCAATGTTACCGAACCAGTCGGCCATCCACGACCAAGGAATGAGATTCCACGCTACCTCCGCATTCAGTGTGAGGCCATAGAGCTGGCGTACGGTATTCCTTCGCCAATTAAGACTCCCAATTTCGGGAATCCAATAGCGAAAGGCACCCTTAAACCAGATCTTCTTGGCAGTTCGCACTGTGCGGACGTAGTGTGGCGTTGTGAGATACATCTGAGACGGAAGAGCTGGTCTCAGGGCACCTGCATCAGGGCCTGAGAATTCAGTAACCGTATCTGATGTATTCACAAGCACACCGCCCCGCCTTCTTATCTTGCCGTTATTTGAACGTATTTCGTTCAAAGTACGGTCGATCTTCTGCGAAAGCTCATAGGCTTTCCGAATATCGGATAAGAAGGGTGCCCAACCAAATTGGTAGGACAAGTAGTCCTGTGCGGCTTGACGACCTCCACGTTTGGCAATAAGTTGATAGGGAAGAGCCATTGGGTTCTTTCCAAACGACTTAAGGCCTTTGTAGATGTCCTTCAGTCTGCCACAGGTGTCCTTCAGCATACGTGGCATGTCTCTTAGTTCACCTAAGAAGACACCCATGTTTACTGATGGGCGACCAGGCCTGAAACGATTCCAGGCTTGCGGGCCGTATGACACAGCTTCACTCACAGAAGATGCCGGAAGGATCAAAGATGATCCTGAGGGTATCTTTCCGCAAATGAAGCACCCAGTATACTCGTACCTCGTAAGTCCGTTATTGTGCTTAATGACACCATTACGTGTGTAAGGGTTGTCAATAACCACTTTAACGAGATCTAGAGGTCCGCCTTTTGGTTCGGAAGACTTATGCTTTAACGGCTTGTGAAGCTCGTCATAGCACACTTCTTTCCGCTCCAAAACGTCTTGCCCTTGCGTATAGACTTGACGCAGCACAAGCTGGTTGTTGTCGTTACGCAAAAGGTCGAGAGTTCCTAACTTCTGACCCGCGTAGATCTGAAGAGAGGAACGCTCACGACGTCTACTGTGTGTCATGATCTCATCCTCGCCTTATAGAGGTGCGTAATGCAACTGGCAAGCCAGTCGGAGGGCCCAAAGGG